GTGAGGATTAACTGACATTCCAGTCTGAGCTTTCAAAGCTCTAAGACTAGAGAGCAGTTTATTTGGAACTTTAGGTTCCTCATAATTAACTAAAATGAAATCCATCGATTTAGTTTCATCCTTAGGTGACGCTAAGTCAGCAGGAATTGATTTCTGTTCTGAGACGAATTGCACCTCTTTTCAGTCGTCATGAGACTCAGTCTCATGATTTCATTCAAGAGTTTTAATGGATTCTGCAAATTTGTTAGGATCCATCTTCACTTGTATTAATTTGTTAACAACTATTCGCTGTAAAACAGCTTCTAGTTTTAATACAGATCCGAGTGGAGTTTCTAACTCTTCTGAAAGAACCTGAGAAGCCGCTGGAGCCTTCAATAAGAAAGCTACCAACTGGTCAATTCCGGAGTCACTTATGTTGATCCCTTGAGTACTTAGAGTATCGAAGAATTTTCGTTCCTCTAAGGCCTTCCGCAATACCTCTCTATATACTATACTTAGATAGTGATCACAACGGTTAACAAAATCGTCGTTGTCAAAAATACGCTTATAATCTTTTTGTAAAAGATTGTAATTAAAAATATAAGCTGTATTTAGACGGGTCACTTCATAGTTATCAAAGAAACTCTTTGATAATAAAGCTGTTAAAGCTTCTATAATAGTATAGCGAGATATAACTTCGGATCCTGGTGTGTTAGGAGCGATTCCTACTCTTTGGAATCAATCCCCCCAATTAGGAGATGATTTATCCGTAAGATTGGGCATTAACGCCCAATGTAATAGGAACCCTGCTCTTGATTTTAAAGACAAGGAATTTAGTTTACCTAAAACCTTATAATTAAAACCAAAGATTCTAAACACACTAGAAATTTTCACTTTATATCTAAAATTAGAAAATAAAGTTGCTAGAACCGCAATATTTTGCGAAACTAGAGAAAATTCTTTAAGTGGAACTGCCGAAATAATACCTTGTACCGGATGAACGAGACGCTTAGCAAACTCAAAGACTCCTTTATTAGAAATAAGAGATTTGGATAAATTAATATTTACTCCTAACTCTTGAGTCATGAATTTGTAGTAGTAATTAGCTACTATCTCGTTCCATATTATAATGTCATCACCTAAAACCATATATTGGTTAAAGGGCTTGTTGAGCTTTAGTAAACCTAATCTCTGGACTTGCTGAGCAGAATACTCCACTGCAAAGTGGTGAGTTACTGCAAGCATAGCTCAAGAAGATAAGGCCCCCATTGGTTGTCCAACTGCATATCTAACACTCTTAGGGTAGTTTGGATCCTGCTTTGATCAAAATAAGTGACTGTATTTAGAAGGAAGAGAATAATCTCTACCTACTAATACCTCACCTCATGCAGTACCTAATCCATCTTTCAATCCATTAAGAATTGCAATTTGGATAGATAAAGGTAAACGATCTGTTGCAGCAGATAAGTCAAAACTGAAAACTTTGTTATTAGTTTTACTTATCGCTACTCTAGCTCGTTCAACTCCTGCAACTTGATCAAAAGTAGCATCAACTCCCTTAAATCTCGTTTTTAAAACAGAGAATAAGTGTCGATGAAGCGGTTGACATAACCACTGGGTAACTGGATCTACAATCGCGAAAACTCTAATTTTATTAGGTTCATCTTTTGTAGCCAGCTTTCCTAAAGGGAGACTTTTTATATGAGGAAATTCTGCCAATATCATCTTACCAATATCAAAGATATTGTTAATCTGACTCTTTAATCTTAAGTGAACCGCCAAATTCAGCATAGCTGCTGAAAGAGACGGAATCCTTAAGATAGAAGCTGCATAAGTACCAAGAGCACTTTGTGAGTTAACACTAACCTTTTTAAGGTTAAGTTGTTTTCTCAACTCAGATGAACCTGGTCCTGATGAAACCATTGGAGAAGGACTTCATGATAAACGTTTTTCCCATTTAGGAAGTGTACCCCCAAATAGCTTTGCTGACTCATGGATTGAGTCCTTAATAACTATACCTGGTTGTACTATTGTCTTAATGTTGATTCTACCGGGTACTTCAAGCACTCGATATAATCCACAAAATGACAATACTAAAGTGAATTCTCAACAAGGATATGACATCTTTCTTCTCCAGAATACTGGAATGAA